TAGATGGATATTATTTTGATAGTACACATCGAGATGTAGAAATTAAAAATCTAGAAGAACTTGAATTACAGATGGCAATAAAGGACCTTACTCTACCAGCAGAAAATATGACTAATGTGGCAACTATGGTAGATTCTAATGGAGATACAACTTATATTCCAATAAAAAATCCAGTTGACCAAATTGAGGTCGACCAAGCACCAATCTTGGTGAAAACAGACATTAACACTGCGGATATTATATTACCGGGAAGTTTAACAAACTCAAGATTTTCCAAGGATTATGTAGGAGGTGTTGGTTGGCGATATGCAATGCAGAATCCTGATAAGGTTGACCAATATAGAGAGGCTAAAAAGATATACCAAATATTAGTTAGTAGTGATTATGGAGACATGACTACTGTGACTGACGATTTGGGACAGAATATTCAAGTTAAAGACTTTAGTAACATTGGACCAATTACATACACTGATGCAAATGGAGTCTCACAAACAATTAGTAATCCTAGTGCATATTTTGGCATACATACGACTACATACAATGATATAAATCCATCATATGCAAAAGACTATAATGTTTTAATGGGAAAAGTTGCAGATTTATTTCCAGATATCATATCAGGACAAAAGAGCCAACTTATAGATGGTAAACTTCCTAAAGATAATGATGGGTCGCTTATGTTAACATTAACAGGTGATAAATTTTATATCGACAAGTAATAAAGGAGAAAAATATGTCAGGTAGAGGAAATTCATTAGTAAATGCACTTAACAAAGAGAAGAACTCATCAAAAGTTCTTGGCCATCTAGGAAATGGAGTATACAAGGCTGTTGTTATTACGGAAAACTCACTTGGTGAGAAATTTATTGACCCTACAGGACAAGGCATTATAGCCGCATATGTTCCTGCACTAGGAGATAGTCCAGACGAGCCAAGATATTTTAGACATGCACAAACAGGTGCATTGTTTAATGTTCCAGACAAAACAGGCACTACAATTCTTGTGTTCTTCGCTGATAATGGTAACTTAACAGAGGGATTTTGGTTCGCAACATCAACCGATATAGTTGACATAGTTAGTGGTGGTGCTTCTGGAAAAGGTAAAGTTGATGGAAGTGGCTTGGGTGAAGGTCTTTTTGCTGACACACCAACAATGAAATCACCAGAAGACCAACACGATGTAGAACTGGATGCCGAAACATTACCAAACAGTCCAACAAATAAGATAATTGCTGACCAAGGAACATTTAGTGATACTCTAAGAGGAACAACAACTACAACTCCTCGTAGAGATGCCGCATATGACAGAACACAGCATTCTAAAGTTATGGGAATTAAATCATCAGGTGGGTCTTCTTTTTCTATAGATGATGGAAGTGTCGGTGAAGATGGAACAATTCATCCTGAGCAAATAAGAATAGTAACTTCTTCGGGTGCTGGAGTTATATTAGATGGCGGAAATGATTTTATTTACGTTGTTAACAGTTCTGGTTCTGGATGGGTAGAGATTGGGGCAAGTGGCGAAGTTATGGTATATGCAGAAGGCTCGTTAAATATGAGAACCGAGAAAGACTTCAATGTTCGAGCCGATAAAAATATAAATCTTGAAGCAAAAGAAAACGTCAATATTAAGAGCATCGAAGGAAATACTAAAGTTAATTCAGATAAAGAAATACATTTACGAAGTAAAGGCAATACAATGTTACAGACTGAATCAACTCTTAATGTGAATGTTGGAGTTAATGGTATTGTAACAACTGGTGGTAAATTGCACTTGAATGGTCCAACTGCACCAGAATCAGAACTTATTCTAGTTACAGAACATCCAGATATGCAAGATTTAGCATGTACAATAGTTAAAGATACTATTGTATCTGAAATGCCAACACACGAACCTTTTGTTAGACCTCATTCTAAAAAATTATCAACAAGCCAATTTGCAATAGATTCTGCTAGTGATAACGGCTTAGCAAGAGCAGGGATGCCCAGAAGTTCTTCTGGAAATCCACATCGATAGGAATATTAGACTATGATATATGATAAACGAAAAGGTTCATTACTAAATTACATTCAGTTACCATTGCATGTTATAACTGAGAATGGTACATTTTTGGGAACAGGATATCATACGAATGGTAATCCTACATATATACTATCGCATGTAAAAGTAGACATGGTAGATATAAAAGATTTGACATTCTCGTCAATGAGCAAAGATGCAATTATATTAGATAATAAACCCACACTCACAGTTAAAGATAACATAGTTGGATATAATTATAAAATATCTGATACTGAGATAAATTATGGTTATATTACTGTTTCGTCTACAAGAATAGATATCACAACCAATAAGATAACAAAAGGAATGGCAGATTTTATCTTAGAGAAACAATTAAGAAATATTGGTAATGTATTAGAGAGATTCGTTAAAGTAAAAATTTCACAACCACATTATGATGCATTATTGTATCATTTCTTTAATGAGGGGATTGACACTATAGAAAATAGTTCGATTGTTGCACTTATAAATGCACAAGACTGGTACTCAATAACAGACGAAATTCAAAAGAATATAAAAGAGAACGGAAAAGTAAACGAAACACTAGCAAGTCAAAAAATAAAAACTGCTAAATTGTTTAGTTTTGTTCCGGGATTTTAACGACTTGATATAACTTTATCTGCTAGACCAAATGCTACTGTTTCTTCAGCATCCAAGTAATTATCACGTTCCATCGCCGCAGTCAATTCATCGAATTTCTTTCCAGCAGTATTATGAGTTACATAGATTTGAGTTAATCTTTTCTTCATTTTCATAATCTCATCAACTTGAATCTTCATATCTGTTGCTTGTCCACCTGCACCACCACTTGGTTGATGTATCATAGTGCGACTGTTTGGCAATACATGTCGTTTTCCTTTAGCACCAGCCTGAGCAAGTAATGAACCCATTGAACATGCTTGACCCATCACAGTAGTTGCTACCGGACACTTAATAAACTGCATTGTATCGTAAATTGCCATGCCAGAGGTCACTGCACCACCCGGTGAATTGATGTAAAAATGTATATCTTTGTCTTGGTTTTCTGCTTCTAAGAATAATAACTGGGCACAGATTAAGTCTGCCTGATAGTCATTGATATCATTAGTCAAAAATAAGACTCTTTCTTTTAATAAACGAGAGAAAATATCGTAACTACGTTCTCCATTAGTTGATTGGTCTACGACCATTGGTACTAGATTTGGCATAAATTATTATCCTTTAGTATAATTAATAGTATTATTTAGTACTATAATAACAGAATTGCATCCATTTGTCAATCTAAAACTACGAATATTAAGAGGAGATAAATACATTTATAAATAAACTACAGAGAAAATAAAGTTATGCCACTATTCACAGGTTTTAGTACCAAAAATACAAATGCGATAAATCACGAGTTGCATGATAAGGACTTGGTGATTGAGGACCTTATGAATCATATCATGACCCGAAAAGGCGAACGAGTGATGTTGCCTACTTATGGGTCAATTATTCACGATATGATGTTTGAGCCGCTAACTGAAGAAACAACTGAGTTGATTGAAGAAGATTTAACAGACATTATAAATGATGACCCGAGATGTAGTTTTGTTAGCGTAGACATTACTGACTCGGACCACACAGTAAATGCTATGTTACGACTTAAAATATTGCCATCAAATGAGCCAATAGAGTTGAGTATAGACTTAGCAAGAGAATAACAGAGAGAATATTATGAGCCAAGAACGTACAGACAATTTATTCGCAAGTGAGAGTTGGACAACAGTTTATACTGCTTTCACTAACGTTAGTCTTAAGGCATATGACTTTGATACGATTAGAGCGGCCTTACTAGAATACACATCAAAGACCTATCCCGACAAATTCAATGACTTTATAGCAAGTTCAGAATTCATTGCAATTTTAGATTTAGTTGCATATCTAGGACACAGTTTAGCATTTAGACTAGACATGAACACTAGAGAAAACTTTATGGATACTGCTGAACGTAGAGCAAGTATTCTTCAGATGGCTAAAACTTTAGGATATAATAAGACACGCCCAATTAACGCAAAGGGCTTTATGAAGATTTCAAGTGTCACAACTACCGAAGATGTATTAGACAATGAAGGAGTCACTCTTGCTGGAAAAGTTATTAATTGGAACGACAGCAACAATATAGACTGGTATGAAAACTTTATCAGTATCTTAAATTCTTCTTTCTCTGGAACTACCAAAATTCAAAATCCTACATCTAAATTAACAATCGCAGATGTAGAACATTCTTTGTATGAAATTAACGAAGATGCAAATTCAAAAAATATAAACTATCCATTTTCTCCTAATGTAGGTGGAAAAACTAGAGACTTCGAAGCGGTTCGTGTAAAGATTGATGTGGCATCTTCAACGATTTATGAAGATGAACCAAATCTAAGCAACAATTTTACAATTATAAATCGTAATGATAATCTGGGCTCTGCTAGTGACAGAACAGGCTTCTTTGTCTTTGCAGTTGCTGGAGTATTAAATTCTAAAGATGAAAATTACACTACAACAATCTCAAACAGAACACAATCGATTAGAGATATTAATATATCAAACTCTGATGTATGGATACAAAAACTAGATTCACAAAGAGACTACGCTTCAAGTGTAGTAAAAGTAGATAATGATACACGTGAAACTGCAATTTATAATGCTTTACGAACTGGCTCTGGAGACCTTGTAAGTGTCAACTCAATAGAGAACAACGGAATTGAACTACAATATCCAGATGGTGTGTTTGGTAATGCCGCAACTGGTGTATATAGAACATGGTACAGAACAGTAGACAATGAAAACTTTACTGTAAACGCAAATGATATTACAAATCAAGTCATAACAATTCCATATACAGGAAGTGACAACAGAACATATAGATTAACTTTAACACTAACAAGTACTATAGATTTCACTGAGAACTATTCTGGCGAAACTTACGGAAGTATACGCAGAACTGCTCCAAGAAGTTACTACTCACAAGATAGAATGGTCAATGCACAAGATTATAACGTATATCCATTATCTCTTGGAACTAATATTGTTAGAAAAGTTAAATCGGTAAATACTTCTTTTGCAGGCAACTCTCGTTTTTATGAGATGGATGATGTTCTCGGACATCACTCAAACTTAAGTGTTACTGGTTCAGACGGCTCATTATTTGTCGAAGATGAAACCATAAAGATTCCATTAAGTTATAATAAATTACAAGGTAACAGTGATAACTTTATAAGAAACGAACTTACTAAAGCAATAAAACATCCAAGTTTTTTAAATTCCTTTTTTCACAAATATAGAGGAGATGTTAGTATTTTAGTTCCTTTAGCAAGGAACTATACATACGATACTAGTAATCAGATGAAGATTTTAGCACCAACAGTTGCAAACGTTGTAAATGAAGGTGATATTTTTGAATTATTATCAGCATCAGGAAAAACCACATGGGCAAAAGTTATGGAAGTCTCAGGAACTACTTATACACTAAACAAAGCAATCCAAGAAAATGGAACTATTGTAAACGTAGTAAGAGGATTGAGAACTAAATTTACAGAAGCAGAAATAACATCAATAAAAACTAAAGTCGATAGTGTTAGTGAAGAAACATTTACAATAAAATATGCAATAAAAACAGGTGAAACAAATTTATGGGAATGGCAATTACATACGATATCAGGAACTCCAACAGAATGCCATGTAGTGTTTAACTACAGTTCTGGTATTAGAGACAATGAATCAGAATATGTAGCAACATTCACAGGTAAAAAAATAGCATTTGAAAGTAGAGACCAAGTCAAGTTCTTCTATGGTAACACCACAGACGTAATTGATAATGAAACTAACTTATCAACGAGAGATGCAATATATCTAAACTATCTAACAACTGGTGGAACTAGTTCTGGTTTTGGTACCACAACAGGTGACGCAATTACTGTAGGACAAGCACCAGTAACGAACTCATCAGTATATAATACAGTTGGTGCAGAATTTGATGCTGAGTTTCAATACACTGGAGCAAGAGAATCATATGAGTTTGCAGAAAATTCAGCAG